ATGGAACTTAATGCAGGTGGCTCCCGTACAATTAAACTGGACAATGAGACCGAATACGGACAGAATGTTTTTGTACCGGAATCCACACCAATTGACTTTGGTGAGATGTCCAGAATCATAGTATTTGCCTCTGCCAAGAAGGGCAAAGGAGATTATGGACCAACCATGACCGCAATGGGAATCTGGGCAATACCTGAATTCAAGTACAACCCCGAAGATGTGGAAGATTTTGATCAGGCAATCGATTATAACCAGCCCGATGATGAAGAAATTGCATCCAACGACAAGGAAGAAGTTGCCGACATTGGTGATGATCAGGAGACCAAGACTGCCACACCTTCCCTGATGGTAAAAGTCGTAATGTACGCTGGAGAAGATGGTATTTCCAGTGAAGAAGCAGTCAAACAGGCAGTCAGCAATGGATACGACACTGAATCCGTAAAAGATGCCCTGAAAGAATTAGTAATGAATGGTGAAATCGAACTCAACGACAACGCAAAATACGTAGCGGTGATGTAAGATGGCAACAGCTGCAGATTGGGACACACTATCCGAAGACAAGACATCCAAGAAGAAAGCACAGAAAAATCCACCCAAGGCTCCTTCCAAGAAGGGGCTGGATTCCTTGAAGAAATTCTTCACCAAGAGGACAATCTTCAAAGGAATGAACTGGATTCTGTATGGTGATACCGGAGATGGCAAGACTTATACTATCTGTTCGGCAGCCAATATAGCTCCGGTATTCATTATCGATACAGAATTTCGAGCACAGGATACAAGCCTTCTAGAATTTCCGGACACGAAGTATGATATCAATGTGGTCGAGCCTGTAGTGATGAAAAGGGTAATGGAAGATGGAGAATACAAGAGCGTAATGGATATAGAAGTTACCCTCGACCAGACCAACAAGTTCGTAACCCAACTTTGCGATCTGGTAGAAGAGGGAGAAGTACCTGAAGGTTCTATTGTTGCTGTTGAATCAATGTCCGATTTTTGGGATGAAATTCAATATGAAGGTAAGAGACAGCAGGCACAGATGGCTGGTAAGACCATAACTGAACTTGCACAAGATGGTAACATTGAATGGTCGGATATCAAGCAAAAGCACAAGAATCTGGTACTCCAGCTCAATGCTCTGCGTTCCAAGGGAATCAATATCATTTATTCTGCAAGGAGAAATGATACAGATTCCAATGCCAAAGCAAGGGAAATTAGATCAGAAAAGAATCTGGCATTTGATACCCAGAATATCGTGAAACTCCACTCCGACATGGTAGATGGCAAGAAGGTGCATTATGCAACCTTCGAGAAGATGCTGGGTAAGCATTGTTATGATACACTGGAAATGCCAGACTTCCAGATGATGGATTCCTTTGTGAGAGACAAAGTGAATGAAGTCCTCAAAAGGTGATATGATGTACTTCGATCTACGGATAGAAGAAGGTGGCGAGGAAAACACCGCACCAGCATACATCAGGGAATTGTTGAAAAAAGCCCTTGAGGAAGATGGCATTGAAGCCAGTGTTGCCATTGTAAATGTAGAATATCCATATCAGGGATATACTACAAGTGCGTGAGGAAATAAAATGCAGATCGAGCAGGTTGTCAAGAACGATAGATCGGGAATTGTAGTATTTCCGTGGGGAGGCAAGTCCTACGAAGTGTGGGATTTCCACCCCTACTTCTATCTTCCGGTAGATGTTCCTACTCCGCAAGGATGCAAAGAGGGAGATGTTTATACTGCCAAGGATGGCGTGAAAGTCAAGAAAGTCGAATGTAAGATGGCACAGGATATTGGCAAATTGCGTGGTGACAGACACTACGAAGCCAAGACTCCCTTTACCACACGATACTGGATTGATAGAATAGAGGAAGGATTTGAAGAAAAAGCTGATCCTCTGGTCTGTGGACTGGATATTGAGGTAGCTTCCAATAATACCCCCATCACGAATAAGTATATGATGGATGCACCGGAGCCTATAATTATAATCGGTTTCCAGTTCAATCATTCCAGCAAGGTCGTGCAGTTCTGCTTTCACTCATCAATCAAGGAAGCCCAGAAGTTCAATACTGCAGGCAGGATTGAATACTGGTATCCCACAGAGACCGAGATGTTGAATGCTTGGATAAAGTATATTGCTAAATTCGGTCCGGATGTCATTGCAGGGTTTAACCTGTTAGGTTATGATATTGTTTACATAATCAGACGGTGTAACACTTTGAATATTGACATTAGCCCAATAAGTCCAATGAAGTCGGTAAGTGTGAACGTGGACTTTAATGGGAATCCCAAAGCCAAGATTAAAGGAGTAGCACTCTTTGATTACAGAGCTGGATATTTGAGACTGAAGAGGCGCAAATATATTAAAAATTCCCTGAATGATATTCTGGAAAGGGAACTTGGACTTGCCAAATATGATGGATTGAATGCAGCATATCTTGCTCGTGCATGGGCAAGGAATCCGGATGAAGTATTGGAGTATAATTATCATGATGTGGACAAGATGATGCTCCTTGACAGGGAACTTTCAATCTTGAGTTCTCATGTTACCTTCCATAGGATTTTTGGCTGCAATCTGGAAGACACCCTGTATTCGGGCAAGATGGTAGAAACCGCCATGAGTAGGGCAATGCCACAGTTCATATACCCATCCCACGATTCCGAGCATGGCAAGGTAAAAGGTGCCGAACCCCGACCACCAGTTGTAGGACTTCATGAGAATGTTATATTTGAGGATTTGACCTCTGCCTATCCCTTCTCCATGATGTCCGGTAATATGTCTGTAGAAACATTGGTAAATGAAGATGGCTCCAATCTCCCAGAAGGCGTGTCCCTTGACGATTGTATCGATATCGGGGGTACGTGCTTCATGCCACACCACGTGCGTAAGGGAGCATACGTGACGTTCCTTGAAGATATCTTTCAAAAGAAAGACGAGTGGGGCAAGAAGCGAGATAAAGAAAAGTACAAATCCAAAGAATGGAAGGTTGCCAATGCAATCCGTGAAGCATACAAGGTAGCAATTAACACGGTATATGGTGATGTAGCCGACAAGCATTGTAAGTTTTATGATGTAAGGATTGCTAATGCTGTAACACACATTACCCGTGGTGTAATTGACTTCTGCGGACATGAGGTCAACAAACTTGGATATCAGTGGGTATTCGGGCACACGGATTCGGTAGGTTTCGTAACCAAATACAATAGTCTCAAGAAGTTGATTGAAGTCGGCAATGAAGTCAAGGAACACCTGAATAGTAAATTCCCTCTCCATCTACGCCAATATAACATACCATATGAACATGCAAAAATGAACATTGACTTTGAAAAGGTCGCACGCAACGGCATTTTTTCAGGCAAGACCAGATACGCCATCAAACTTTGGTGGATTGACGGTACCACCTTTGATGAGGATGATCCTTCTGCGCTAGAAGTGAAGGGTTTTGATGCTATTCGTTCAGATTCTTCCCCTCTGGCACGGAACCTGCAGAAGGAGCTAATCCTTGACCTTCTGAATTATAAGCCCAAGAGGGAATTGGACTTGAAATACTCTACTGAATTGAAGAAGGTAGAAAAAGGGCAATATCCATTAACCGAGATTGGAGTTCCGGCAGAAATCAAGAAGCCCTTGCACGCCTATCCGGAATCTTACTACCGTGCGGTTGCAGCCATGTGGTCAAATGAGAACCTGAATACGAACTTCAAGGAAGGCACCAAACCCTTTTATGTGAAGGTCAAGAAGGTAGCTTCCAAATATCCACCAGCCAATTACATTGCCGTGGATGAGGATACATCACTACCCGATGGAGTAGTTGTAGATTATAAAGCAATGAGAGATGCTACAATGAAAAAGCTGGAATTTTTGTATTCCTCCATGGGCTGGGATATTAATGGATTGATAGGACAGCGATCATTGGCGGATTTCTTAACATGATAAAATTCAGAAAGGGCAAACTTTACAGTTCCGGACTTGCCTGCCCAAACTGTAAGTCTGCCGATTTCCGCATAAGGGTACGTAAACAACCCAAGTATAGATGTAGGCAATGTAAGACTGAATTTGAAGAACCGGAGAAAAGAAAATGAAAATGAATCCAGATGAATATAGGAACAAGGTAATGGTATCTTCCGGACATGGAGATCGCAGTATTCTTGTAAAGGAAGATGATAGTGGTAAAATACTTATTGGTATGACGGAAAATGATTATATTAAATGGGAAACTGCTATTGAAAAGAAACAGGTAGTTTTCCTTGCCAAAGTGCTCAATTTCTTTGCAGAAGAAACCAAGGAGAAGGTAACCATTGGCAGAAAAACGTTTGAACCATTGGAGAAGGAAGATTAAATATGACTAGCAATCATGTACGTAAGGTACACATGAATAGGAATGGTGCTGCATTGTGCGGAGCTCATTTAAATGAGAAAGCCCTCATCAATGAGGAACCCGATGAAGTAACCTGTAAGAACTGTTTGAATGTGATGAGGGCAGAGATAGAGAATAAGCAGAGGTATCCATTCTTGCATGTTGATAAGAAAGGAATTACCTTATTTATATCTGAAACTGAATCCAGACACACCGAAGTACGTTTATCAGAAGATGGAATATTCAAAATTTTCAAAGATTTCGAACCAATAAGGAAGCAATAATATGGCAAAAACACCCAAATACCAGCGAGAATCCATAAAAAGGTTGTACAGACAGCGTAGGGAACAAAAAAGATGCGAACTTGTAAAATCCAAATTACAAGAATTCAAAGAGAATAACGCTGACCTTTATGAACAGAGAGATGAAATCAACCAGCAAATTGAAGACCTGAAAGTCAAAAAGCAACCAATTGAAGGCAAAATATTTGCACTCAAAAAAGAAGCCGGATTGGCTGACATAGATCGGCACAGGCGCATTGGTTGTGACATGGGTGAAATCGATCCTGATATTCGGGATTTTGATACGGAAACCGAGGATGTTGTACTTGAAATTATGTCCAAGGAAAAACTGGATTTTGAAGATTATAACATTAAGGTATGAGGGAACATGAGAGCGGTTGTAGATTTTGACGGAATAATCTGCGATGAAGATACGTGGGAGTTAATCCCACGTTCTAAATCCATGATGCAGAAACTCCGTGAAGAAGGCTGGCATATAACTATATGGACTGCCAATAATGTGGAGAGGTACAACGAGATAATAGGATTTCTTATTGCACATGATATTCCATACGACGAAATTCTGCTTGACAAACCCAGGGCAACTATTTATATAGATGATCGTGCGGTTTCAAACTGGGATTCTGTAGAACTTACACTGGAAACATGGAAGGAGATTGGAAAAAATGAGAGAAATTAAATTCAGAGCGATGACAAAACCGCCGAAAAATTTTGGGCGGCATAAATTTGAATCCAAAATGGTGCACGGTTCAGGAGTTCTACAAGATCCCCATAACACATGGATTATTGATAATGACGATACAAAGTCATTGGCTGTTGGTACTGTAAAACATGTAGTCAAACCTGAAACAATTGGACAATTCACCGGACTTCGTGATAAAAACGGCAAGGAGATTTACGAAGGGGATGTTGTGAAAATAGCATTGAACGGTAATGATAAACAGTGGTGTATCCGACATGTTGTATGGGAATGTGGCAGGTGGGCAGTAGAAGTAGGCAACGGTGATTTTGTCACATTAGATTCCTGTGCAGGTGGATATATTTCACGAGGCGAAGTAGAAATAATTGGAAACATCTACGAAAATCCAGAGTTGATTGAATGAAAATTGCAGATAAAGTTAAAAACATATTGTTAGCAATATTCGGAGAAGAGATGTTATATTCTTATAGAATATATACTGGATTAGAACCTGATAGAGATATTTTCATCACTCCGTGGAGTATTTTGAGAGGGATCGCCTTTTCTTTAGTGCTTATATTCGTCATATATTCAGTAATATATTCTATATGGTGGATATTTGCCACAAATAACATCCCAAAAAGAACAATTACTGAAGCCCTTCCTCTTTCGACAGGACTCGCCGTGATTTTCGTTACAACGGTAATGGGGATTAGCAAAGTACTTTCATATGTACATGACAAGATGACAACCATCGTCCTATACAGGGAAGAGTGATTGAATGAGCAATATTAAAGTAAATGAATCAAAAGAAATTGACAGCAAGATACATAATTTTATCCAGAATCTTGTAAAAGAGTATGGGTATATGGTTTAGTCAATGGACTGGGATGTGAAAGTATGTCGTATGAGTAATGATGTGTATGATAAATATCTTGAGAGGCAGAAAGATGAGAAAACAAAAGATACTGATGCTACTCATAAAGGGCGCAAATTGAAGATGTATAATGTAATATCAGAAGAATTCGATAAGACAATTGTTGCCCCAAATATGCACGAGGCTGCATCAATATTTCGAGAACAGATTGAAGAACAATATTATATTAATGATGCTACACTTATAAAAATTTATGATATAAAAGAGATTGATATAACTTATGGGGTGATGATTTGAGAGAAATTAAGTTTAGAGCATGGGATACAATTGAGAAAGGGATGTGGACAGTTGTGGGAATTGAATGGCATACAGATACAGTTTATCTACGTGATGATACACATTGTGTTCAAGAACGAATGCTGCATAAAATGACATTAATGCCGTTTACAGGACTTTATGATAAGAATGGCACGGAGATTTACGAAGGGGATATTGTTGAAAAAATATATGGTGATAGGGAAGGACACATAAAAGTTAATGGTAGTATAAAACCATTTTTATATATAGTTGAATGGAGATATGGATGTGCAGGAATATATCCAATATACCCTGAATTAATACATCCTACTGGTAGAGAATGGATTCCAATATACGACCAAGAGGATGAAGAACTGAAGACAGAATATTTAACCATTGTTGGCAACATCTATGAGACTTCAGAGTTGATACAATGAAAATCTCACAAAAGAAAAATTGTAATGATTGTAAGGCTTTGGAGTTTAATAGATGTATTTTAGGTTATAAAATAACAAGGGAATGGATATGCGAACCTTTATTATCTAGATATAGGCCGAATGAACCTTGTCCAAAACCTAAAACAAATAAAGAGTTGATTGAAAATATGGGAAGTGATATTAAATGAAATTAACATGTAAATTATGTAATGAAAGAAAGTACGAGATTAGAGAAGACACGGATATTGCTACCATAGTGCAACAATACTATACAGAAGAACCAGCAAAAGTTGTCGGTATGGTGTATAAATATTTAAATATACAGCGTGCTCTCTGGTTTGCATGTGGATTTGTCCTTGGTTTTATATTGTCAGCATTAATAACAATGGAGGTAGTATTATGATACCACCAGAATTTGGATACGCAATGTATTGTTTGGAAACTCCTAACCCAAAGTGTTTTGATGAATGGAATAAATCACTTATTGAATATTCACATTATATGGGAAAAGCAAAGGAACTTACTAAATTAATGTCTAATTTTAGACACTTTGCTGGCATTATATGGGATTATGATATAGAGACAAAAAAATTGGACATATTCTCAAAGGAAAATCAAAAACATATTGATATAACATATAATGGAGACACATTAGTATATATCACAAATGTAAGCATACCATCAAGAGAATTAAGTGAAGAACATGAAGAATTTGCGGATAAAAGCATGACACTTAATATTTTATCTAAGGTAAATGAATTCATATTAATGCCACCTAAGGATAAAATATCCGTGATGGAAAAAAACAATCCAAATAGGTGATATTATGATTGTTGGAAAACCTGCAGAACGTAGGGGTTATGATAAAGACCCCGACCTTATGTCTAAATCACAATTTATGTCACTTTCCAGAAAAAAGTGTACAATGCCATATTATTATAGATATGAACTTGGTATAGAATACACAAATGATCTGGCAGAGAAAGGTACTCATATTCATTCACTGGTAGAGGAAACTTTTGATAACTTCAAGAATTATCCGTTCCGTGTGGGTGTAGATAAACTGGAAGACTGGCTACCGGAACATGACAAATATTATGTGCCTTATATGAATAACTTTATGCGTATCTATTGCAGAATGACTGGAGGTAAATTTAATATAACACCTACCTATCAGGAAGTTGTTGCACGTAGATATCATGAAATAGGAACACTCGATTCAGTATGGGATTTAGAATGTGGTGCCAGAGCAGTTATAGATACCAAAAGTGGGAAATTCAAAGACAATCTCGCCAACATCAGGATAGAGACTGCCTTTTATGCAAGGATGATAGACGCAGAGTACATTGGAGCTTTATTCCTTGGAGAGTCGGAGAAGTATCCGCAAGGTGGATTCTTCTTCGAAAAAGTCAGTCCTCGCTTATGGAAGAGTTTAGACGAACATATCCAGAAGGCATGGGAGATACGCAAAACGGGAGCCTTTGAAAGAGTACCCACCCCTCTTTGTAAGTGGTGCGATTACAAAAAAGAGTGCAGAGCGGATTGCTCAAAGAGTGAATGGCGTAAGGTAAAGAAAATGGAAAAGATGTTATAATGCTATACAATTCATTTCCCAGAGAAGTTTCCCGTAAAAGAAGAATAGTTCATTCATGGGAAGAATTGAGAGATTACGTGAATGCCCATAATGGTAAATCCAATATGGTAAGCACTTCACTTTATTCTTATGGCTGGCTCAATAATGGGAAACCGGTCTATGAGACCGCAATGGTTGATAAATTGTTATTTGACTTTGATCCGGATAAAGGGTATAACCCACTGGAAGAAGCACGTAAACTCGATAGGTTCTTAGAAGACTATGATGTGAAGAGACTTCGTATTCTTTCTGGAAGCGGTCTCCACATAGTTTTGTCGTGTACCACCACCAATTCTAAACCTATACAGTATCCCACCGCTTCCATTAAAAACGCCATGCAATACATTCAAAGTAATGCTGGTATTATGAAAGATGATGCTGTAGGTGTAAATGCCAACCAGCATGTCAGAATGATTAATACGTGGAATGGTGGAGCCCAGTGTTTTTGTATTCCTTTAACAGATCAACAATTTCGTGAGCTTGACCTACAAGCCCTAAGGTCGCTGGCGAAAAAACAACAACCCTTGTCTTCGGGAATGTTTGTGGGAAGCAAGAGTATCGACCTGTCCAAGTTCGATGAAGAATACAAGGTACATAATACCAAAGACATCGATCTGGATGATATTGAAGTACGCAAGGAAGATATAAATAAAAATTGTATGATGTGCGGTCCAAATCCGGACAACAGGCAACGTTTTATTATTATATCCTCTCTTGTAGAACTTGCATACTCCAAGGATGCCATTGCTCAATATTTGAGTAAGGTCTGGAATCCTGAAAAATACAATCATTGCATTGCCGAAGGGCAGTTAGATATAATATACGACAGAGCAATGGTGTGTTATAATTGTCATAGGATTAAGGATATGGGATACTGTACAGATACTCCTGACAACCCTTGTCCTTATGAATATAAAGACTAAGACACAGCGCAGGCTGGCATAAGGTGAGAGATATGCTGGAAAGCAAAGAGAAGATACGCTCTTTACGCTCCCTCATCCCCATCAAGCCGAACATACCAGCCTACCACGAAAGACAAAGAAGACATAAAGATAAGAGATCGAAAAGGTGATTTAAATGGTAGAATCAGGAAACATTGAAATGAGCATTGGAAAGATGAGGGATGACAATCCCGAAAACAACTACATACACCTGACAGTTACAGATACTCATGGTGCTACAGTAAATTTTGGTGATGAAGAAATCTTCTACTTCTTGAAACAAGTTGAAGATAGAATAAAACCCATCTTCGATGAATTGAGGAAACCCGAAGTACCTATCAAATGCCTCTTGTACAAGATGAATGGAAAATTCAACTTTGAGAAAACAGTATATGTGCCTATGTCTGTTGAAGCATTCAAAACTCCTGCTTATGTGGAAGAAGTAATGAGGGAAAGTAAACTCCTAAGGGACAATTATGTCTCCGGTCTGACTACTAATGGAGTACCTTTCCTACTGACACCCACCGGACTTGCAGATTATATAAAGAGGTAATAATATGCGTGTAGTAATTGAAGGACCAGATAAAATAGGAAAGACCACACAGGCAGATTTGCTTGTAGGAATGGGAGCCAAAAAAGTAAAGTACCCAGATGAGGATTTTTATAGTGGTAAGGTAATCAGGGAAATCCTGAATAAAGTCCTACCCTATGAACCTGTGTCTTTTCAGGCATTAATGACCTTGAATAAGATTGAGACACAACATAAGATAAACCAAACAGATGGTCTGGTAATCTTCGACAGGTGGTACCAGTCAGGCATCGCTTATGGTATTGCTGAAGGACTTGATGAGGAGTGGCTACACAGGATTAATCACCTTATTGATTCATATATCAAAACAGATATCGTGATTATTCTTACGGGTACCCCGTTTGTTACCGAAGACGATATATATGGCAAGGTCGAGTTCCAAGAAAGAGTAAAAGAAGAGTACGAGAGGCTGGCGAATTACATGATTGGTAGGCAACTTATGCCAATTTATCACAAGGTAGATGGTAATCAATCAATCATGGACGTTCATCAGGCGATCAGAGAAATTATAGAACAACACGGAGAGTAAAAATGCCAGTAGATTCAATAGTTGGATTACAGTATGGTTCAGAAGGAAAAGGAAAGATATCTGCACACCTTGCAAATGAGTATGACGCATGCGTAAGGGTTGGGGCATGGCAAGCTGGTCATACCCTGACATATAAAGGTAAGCATTATAAAATGCAGACCATTCCCTGTCAGTGGATAAATCCCAATATAATAATTGTCATTGGCGCAGGTGGAATGATCAGAGCAGACATTCTTGAAAAAGAAATCAAGATGATTGAAGAAGCCGGAATCACGGACATTCGTAGCAGGCTCTTTATTGATAGTAGGGTAACTGTCGGAGAACACCGTCATGCCGAAGCTGAATCCCAGAAAGGCATGTTCCAGAAGATCGGTTCAACACAAGAAGGTATTGGTGCCTGCACTGTAGAAAAGATTCAGAGACAGGGCAAGGTCAGAAAAGCCCATGAAGTACCGGAACTCAAGCAATTCGCAACAATTTGTGATACCATACCTATTATCAACGCACATGCCATGAGTGGTAAGGTATGTATTGAAGGCACGCAGGGGTGTCATTTGTCCTTAACTACATCTCACCACTATCCCAAATGTACCTCCAGAGATTGTAATGTATCTGGATTCTTCTCCGATTGTGGAATCTCACCCAAACTTGCCGGAGATATCTGGGGTGTCATGAGGGTTTATCCGATCAGGGTAGCCGGAAATTCCGGAGATACCGGAGCCGATGAAATTGATTGGGGTATTGTCTGTGAAAGGAGCGGTCTGGATTCTGTAAATGAAAGAACAACAGTCACCAACCGTGTTCGTCGTGTCTTTGAATTTTCCAAGACAGATATATGGGAAGCCCTGAATATTAATCAGCCGAATAAGTTTGCTCTGATGTTCGCAGATTATTTATTTAAGGGGAACATTGGTGCAACTTCCTACTCCGAACTAAGTCCTGAAAGCCAGCAGTGGATAGAGGATGTGGAAGATCATTTCGGTATTAAATTCGACCTGATAAGCACCGGTAAATCTCCGCAAGCAATGATAGATAGGAGAAATCAAGAATGACTAAGTTGACGATTGAAGAATATCTGTACGGGGCAGAAGACAAGTCCAATGCCAGTGAATCAAGGAGTCATCAGCAAATGATGACCCTTTTTGGTTCATACGAAATACGTAATTTTATAATGAATAATTTCCTTTCACCAGAAGCCAAACAGGCACACGAGGATGGTTTGATATATGTACATGATTCAGACCAGATTGGACCATACTGCAACAGTATCGATCCCACAATCCCCCTCTCGGCAGGATTGGATTTACCAACCCTCAAGGCATACCCAGCATCCCATCTCGGTTCTGCCATCGACCACTTATACTCCTTTGCTATGTACTCGCAGGGACATTTTGCAGGCGCACAGTCCATGGATTGGGTGAACTGGTTCCTTGCTCCCTATGCATATGCCGACAGACTGGAAAGAAATGAAATCAAACAGGAACTCCAGAAGTTCTTTTACAATTGCAATCAAATAACCCGTACTGGTGGAAAACCCCCTTTCATCAATACAGGAATACGCTTTGAATGTCCGAAACCCTTGCAAAACCGTCCGGTCATATTTGATGGGGATAAAGGGTTGTACGATGAAATAAATAAAGATCATAAAATTACATACTCCCATGTAAGTATACAAGCATATGCAGAAATTATTGCCTCCGTGTTCATGGAAATCTTGAGAGAAGGCATGAAGGGTGGAATACCATTTACCTATCCATTGGTCGCCACCACAGTCACACCTGATTCTGATTGGGATTCTCAATTGTGGACTGAAGCCTTCGAGACTATGGCTCATAATGGTTCTCTGTATATTGTAAATTTGTCTCCGGATTACATGCAGGCAGATGGTGGAGATGAAGATTGCGTATCTTCCCAATGCTGCAGGGTAAGAGTCAAGTTTGATACCATGGGTGGTATTTGGTCAGGTGGAGAAATGGGCACGGGTTCCGACAGGATAATAACCATGAATTATGCAATTATCGGTTATGAAGCCCGTAAGATTGCCGAAGCCAAACTGGATTCTGGAATGTTCGGTGATATAGTTACCATGGATAAGGATAAGTACCAGACCTTGTTCTATGATACTATGAAAAGGGAATTCATGACAATTCTGACCGACAGGCTTCGGATCATTAAAGAAACCGGAGAGAACCTACAGGACATGGTAAGGGATTCCATTTATGAATGGGGCATTAACTCTTGGCTGGCAAAAGAAACACCTTCCGGAATCAAATATTATGATCCGGAGAAGAGGAGACTTCTGGTAGGCACAGCCTTCCTGCATGATATGCTTGTCCACATGGGATTCGAGAATGGATTGAAAGGCAAGCAGGGCAATGAATTTGCACAGGCAGTTATTCATTTCACCAAGGACATAATATCTACATGGATGGATGAACCCGATGCTCCACAATGGGGAATAGAAGCTCCACCCAATGAATCTTCCAACAATCACATGGTGAGAGGCAATATCAAGTACATACGTCGGGAATATGGAGACGACAAGACATCCCTGTCCATCCACGGAACGGATGATCATGATTTTGAATATGCACCAGCCACTCACGTACCATATGATGATGGACTTTCCCTGCCAGAGAAGATAATGGCTGAAGCTCCTTTCCATAAATTGTGTGATGGTGGTAATATCTTGCTCTTCTTCATTGGAGAGAATTCACCACACCCCGAAGGCGTGAAAGACCTTGTTATAAAAATGTGCAATACAGACCTTGGTTACTTTGCTCTGTCTCCAGTGTTCTCCATTTGTAGGAATGAACATGGTACAATAGGCAAACACGAAGAATGCCCGAAATGTGGAGCCGAAATTGTGGATTATATGCAGAGGATAACCGGATATGTGGAGAGAATATCCAAGTACCATCCATCCAAGGAAACCGAATGGAAAAACAGACAGCATTACGATACAGAGGGAGAAACATACGATGCATGAACTTATTGAATATTGGGATAAAAGATTCTCTGACTATTCATATAATAATAGGTTGTTCGGGCGTGCAGCCCTACACCTTATTATTGGACAGTGTTTGAGATATCAGAGCGTGAAGAAAAAAGGACAGATTATAGATTGTAGGATACATCCATGGGTAATGATGGATACGGGTTCCGGCAAGTCCGTAGCACTGGATTATATTGTAAATTGCATGAAAGATTTGAGTATGGAACATAATTCGATAGGGGCAGCCACGGATGCTGCACTTTTGGGAACCGTAGAACAGGTTACCAAGTACAATGAATATAATGATAAGGTAACTGAATATGAACATTGCCCAGGTATTCTTGCCTCTTCGGATGTTATTCATTTCGATGAAGCCGAAGTCCTGCTGAATACAAATAACAACAATGAAAATATGAAGTTGTATTTCCAGATGGCAATGAATCCAATAGGCACACCATCAAATATTATCAAAAAGAAACTTGCTCATGGAGACCCCATTGAACTTCCAGTACATTCCAGTTTCTTCTTCACCTCTTACGTGCCTGAAAAATTCGAATCTCTGGTCGTACATACCGGACTCCTGCCCAGAATGTTCATGGTTCCCAAGGAACTTACTTATCAGGACAGGGTGAACAATTCCCAGATGGATATTGATAATCTTGGTGAAGACTCCGAGATTGTGGATTATGATGATGAGATCATGAAACACTTGAAGAAGATTCAGACCGCAGGACGCAAGAAACTTACCTTTGATTTCAGTAGAGTAAAACCACTCCTGAAAAATCGTGTGCGTAGCCTGTATGATATTGCAATATATTCTTCACATTCCATCCAGAAGTTGTATAATGGATTTGTGCCTAGATATCAGAATCAAATGTATGTAATTGCCTGTCACCATGCAGTAATGCATGGAAGGACAAATATCAAAAATGAAGATATCAACTATGCATATGAAACTATGATAAAACCTGCAATGGCTTCAATCCTCACACTCCTTGAAGTTTCTACAAGACAGAAGGATGACGGGGTTCAGAAAGAGAAGACACACCTCAAGCTTTTGATGGATGAATACGAGAAGATGTCCACAGCAGAAGGTGGTTGGGTTGGTTTGCGTGCAATGTCGGCTTCCTTTGGCATGGCAACTCACACTTCTGAAAGTACCGCCAGATCACATATTAAATCTCTTATCAACAAGGATTACTTTGAAGAAAAGAATGTTGGTAATAATGTGAAAATGATTAAACCCAAAAAGGCAAACATTAATGCATTATTGCCTGGATTGGTATTATGATTCACATAGAAAAGAGAACTGGCAATCGAATAGATGTGGTGGAACAGATAGGATATGGCGTAAGATTCCATGTCCTTGGTAATGAGAACAAGGTTATAGGGAAGGGCACAATGGCAGGTTACGACCTCCTTGCCCTTTTTGAACCCGAAGATTCAAATTCCAAACCTTTTTATGTAGAACCTCAATATACCCCACCCATCAAGACGGAACCTCCGGAGAAGCCCAAGAACTCCCTTGACGCATGGCTCTGACGGGCAAGAGGAGCCACGTCCTTAACTTTTTCTGTATCTTTGAGACCAAACATAAGGACAAAAAAGAAAGATATGCTCTTTTTAAATTGGAAGCATAATTCCAAATTCTACATAGATAATTACTGCTAGAATAATTATTATGCCATATTGTTTTATACGTAAGGCTGTTACCTGATTCACAATATCCGGATGTGGGCAGGGTGCGGATTCCTTTGTCCGCAACCTTATTTCATGATCTCCACCCACTTCTTCAATTTGATCCATCCGCATACGCATAAGGTCAAGGGTACTTGAAATCTTTATAATTGCCTCTTTGAGAGAGTCATCTTCCTCAAGTTGCATACTTAACCAAGCCTCATTTTGGTAACTTTCCATCCGGATGGTGGTCTGAAAATATCGTCTGTTTGGGGTTCGACAAACCATATATTATATTCCATATCTATAAAAAAGTTTACTGCATGACCACACCAGTCACCGTCTGAATTTTTATAAACTACCCACACACCGCCAAAGGCAAGATCAGAATCCCATTCATTTACATCACCACTCAAAATGGATTCGAAATCGTCGCAATCGTGTACGGTCTTTACATATTTTCTTTTATCGGTAGGATTGAGAGCAAGCCAGCGTTCAAAATGTTCTTTATGCACAAGCTTATAATGCCCGTCAGGTAACCAGTAAGTAATATCATTTAGAGAATCCAGTTGTTCCCTCACAAGCTCCCTAAATTCACTATTATTTATTCTTTTATCAAATTTCTGGTGTGAAAATTTTACCCATTCTGGAACTGTTACCGGACATTCATAACCCATAGCAAGAGAAAGGTCATGCAAAGCTTTGGCGATAGTTATCAATTGCATAAAGTTAAATAATCACAAATAAAATACAATTTTCATGAATTAAAAAAGATGTATATTAGTTAAATTTAGGGCATATCAATCTTGCTATATTAAACAAAATTAATTTTTGCTTCATTTTGTTTAGGAAACGTTAACCATTCGTTTAACTGATTATATTCGTCTGCTATTTGTTTGTATTCATCTCTTTTGTTGAATACAGTGGGGTATAATATATATGCTAATTGCTTCTGGTATTGTTCAAGATTCATTATTGTTCCTCAGTATACATAGGATGCAGATAGTGAAATGTATTTGCCACCCAATTGACTCCAATCCGCTATTAATGTATCCTCTGTTAAATCAGTAAGCATATATCGTAAATCTTCATCACTCCAATCGTCATCCCACCAAATATTTGAATAATATACTATACCCAATAAATCACCGGATTTAACATCCACAGCAGCGTTGAATGAGTGCATTTCTGGCTCAGGAGAAATACTGATTTGTGTTGGATGCCTATATATAAGTTCATATGTATCAACATTTGGTCTTACGATAACTGGTCTAAATGTCAGACTAAAAAAATTTTGTGTATTTACATTAAATCTATATACCGTTCCATCATTTGCAAACGGATGTGCAGCGTCTATGACTGTCCTAGTAATATCAGTTGTGTGACTACTTTTCATAAAGGGTTCACCAACTGTACCAGATATAAGTGAGTCACCTGAAACAACAATGTAACTTGCGTCATTTTTGATTTCAAAGTTGTATGACTTACCATCAGGAAATGCATTTGTTTCACTTGCGTATATTCCTTCATCAATGTAAACGGTTGAACCATCTGCTACTTCTGATGCACCCTTAGTTATAGTTTCATAAGCATAATCCCAACTTATGCCACTGTTGTCATCATCACCGTTCTCGGTTGAAACATATGTATCATCTGATTTACGATACCAATATGCCTTACATACAGGGAAATACCCAATTTCATTGTCGTAAGATGTAAACATATACTCGACTTTGAAATACTCAGTGTAACCAGTTTCGACATTTGTATATGTTACGGTTTCGCCTTCATCTAAATATTCAGTATGTACAGTAGATGACCAAGGAGTTCGTATATCAAACTCTGTCTGGTAATTACCTGATTGTGTTGTGAAACCGATGTCAACATATGCATACAGTGTTATGTATACAAATCCAAATCCATCACCGGAGTATGCATCAAATGTTGGTGACTCATAATTATATCCATAATCAGAATGTTCAGTTATTTCGACATATGGCTGTGTATATGAACTTTGGTCACTTGAGAACCAGCCTATATCATTTGGGTCAGTACTTTCATATACAAAATAAAGACCGTTATTTGTATATGTACCATCTAAAAAACGTGATGTTATTTGCGTTATATCGACTGATTGTAAACTGTTATCCAACCCTTGACTTTGGAATTCTAAACCAAATGTACCAGTTGAAACAGACGGTTTATTATTCCATGTTACTGTAGATTCATCCCATGAACTATCTGGTTGGTATATGGTAACTGTACCGATAGTAGAGTTTCTATTAGATGGTTTCATCTTTAATTCGGATTTCACACCAGATGATTCATCAATTGATGTTACAGGATAATAAAGTAATGTTCGTTCTTCATTATCTGTATAATCCTGAACATGGAATCGGTCACCTGAACCATAATTAGTGTCGGGATTTGCTTCATCTATATCAGTATCTTTAGTTATACTAACATTGTAACTCATATGCTACCTCATGTAGATTTCTGGAATACAAATACGCCTGTACTTGATTCAAATGTAACTGAACCAGACGGATTCTTTATTTTGTAGCCACCTGTATCCAAATCAGCAGTCATTGGGTTCTGTACAAGCCCGGAATTGTCATTTACTGTTTGCCATGCCGTTCCATCATAGTGTTCAAGTTCTTTGCCTGCGGCATTATCTGTGACATAAATTAGATCACCTTCCGAAGGTGATGTAGGTTTAGTAGTAGAAGTACAAACAGTGACACCACCGCTACCGCTATTTATAGTATCGTACACATCCTGTAGTGAAGTACCATCCGGAAATTTTATATTACTTTTTGGTATTACTGCCATATTAATTGCTCCTAATAAAACATTTCACATATACATTGGCTTCTATTCTCATTATCCTATCATAAGTATTTTCACCACTAACATATTGTTCTGGTGTAAATACTATATCATACCATTTGCCAGCCTCTCCTACATGAGAAAGTATATTTATTTCATTTTCATCTGTTGTAAATGGAGAACCAGAAACAGATGTAACACTACCATCTTCTCCAGCTTCTATAATTACTCCATGAGTGGTAGAAAAGCCTGTGTCATTATTTATACCAAGTAGTATTGGATGTGTGTGGGAAACATTGGAAGTAGCGTTGGCAACTGATTTAGATATACTAGTATCATTACCAGATACGATTATACCACTATAACTATCTATTGCTCCCATTAGATATATAATATCACTTGCTTGATCAAAATCACTGGAACCTTTAGGTGCCATACTAAAATACGAATTATGGTTATGGTCACCATCGGAAGTTATTTGTTTTGAATACAAACGAAAGGGCTGTCTCTTAAAGGAAAGTAATACTTTATTTATAGCAATAACATCATCAGGTATCCTAAATCGTACGTGCAAGGGCGATGAAGAATCGCAATTTTCGTAAGATTGAATCTGGAAAATATTTGTGGAACCCTGACCGTATGGATTGTTAACATCCATATTCTTTTCCAGAGAAACAATCTTATCTTCAAAGACTCCCTTACTTATATATACAATTTCAAAACTTGCAGTCTCTTCGGAATATGACCAAGATTTGAGAACTCTTTCTGTAGATGAACCATCATAATCCACAATGGTTATTACATCACCCACATCAGCAGATAAATCATCTCCCAGATATTCAAATTTGCCGGATATTCCGGAATCTTCATATTTTTGAATTAATTTATCGGCAAGTCTATCTATGGTATTCTGGTCTGTAATTGACCTATCAATATATCGATTTTCCTGAATCCCGTTAATGTCGATTGATGAGGATGTTTGTGGGATGGACTCCGTGTATTCAGCACTGTACACAAGGATTCCTGATTTATGAGGATAAGGACTTATCTTATCGGAGTTGATACCTCTGGTTACGGTGAGTTCTGTAGGAGAAACCACACTTGCAATTTCGCATTTTTCTCTACCTATCCAAATAGTATCTCCAATACCCAAAAAGGATGTGTCCGATATAGTTAAAGAAGTATCAGTCTCCGTTATGTCGGCACTCAAAGTGGCTCTGTCTGTAACTGCTCCCAATCCTTGTCCACGTAATTGATTGATTCCATCTCCATAACCCAAGACATATAATACATTATACACATCATTGAGATTCTGTTCTTCTTCTTCCCTGTGTGAATCACTACCCATGGTAAAGGTTTGCTGGGAAGTTGCAGAACCTCTGTCTGACATATTAAAATACAGAATACCTGCAGATTCGGAAACCCACCAGTCTTTGCCAGCAATTCTTGCTAGACCGGAAAGGGCACCGAGAATGGAATCATATTCAGCACGGAAAGAAATTGCTGGAAGGTCTGCATCCAGTGTACCTATGGATATTACCCCATCAATAAGTTCAGTGATGATTGTATTCATAGATGTGTTTGTCCATTCCATCCTCCCATCAGTGGATGTTTCGTCATAACTTATACGGGAGAAGAGTTTGACTTCGAAACCTTCACATTTGAGCAGATATACATCACCATCCACACCATATTTATAATCAACGATGATGCCTTTCCACATGTCTCGTGTGCCATTATTGAGAACAACCCAATTACCGTATACAATTTTGCCTTCCTGTGTAGCATCTAAATCATAACATTCAATTTCGGCTTCACTGACCTGATTATTTTCTTTCTTTGCTGAAAATCTATATACTTCACCAAAGGAGGTACCATCTACTGTTAATGTATAACTCATTGTGCCTCCAGCAGAGTTATTGTGTACTCCAGCAAGTTACTGAATTCAGCATGTTCCACAAAGTCTGCACTTTTGATTACTACCTGCCAAGCATTATTTCCATCCACGGTATGAGTTCCATCACCACAGCGATACGGAAAGAGGCATAGTCCGTCGTTTTCGTCATACCAAGTCTTTATAGCGGTCTGCATGGTAGCCAAAAAGTTGTCCGTGGCGTTTTTGGCGTCTTCCGGAGTAGCTCCTGTGCCTCTGTAATAGCCAGTCAGGACAAATACTGTGGTCATAAAACCACGATCATTTACACGTCTGACTTCCTGTCTTTTGTATTCAAAAGGCTCTCTTGTAAATTTTATATCTACTCTTTCTATCTGCAAATTTAAATTTGTGGTTCCTGTTGGGTTCCACAAATCTACTGGAAATGTGCCATTACTCATCTAAGAGAACCTCCTGCGTACTTCTTAATATCTTCTTTCCAATATCTGGACATCTCATCTGCAATCTTTCTTATATCCAAGGATGAAGAAATACTTCCATTTATAGTTACATTGGGCGAAATGGTTATTGATGTGTTGTTGGTATTTCTGGAACTCTGACTTGCAGGAATTACAGTTTCACCCTGATGGAGTTTATATATTCCATCCTGTGTGATTGAACCACCAGTTGCATAAGAATTTGAATAACTGTCTGCATAATCACTAAGATAGTCTGCCACACCACCAGATGCATTTACTATTATGTTACTCATACTAAAAGCATCCGAACCTATTAACCAACTTGGCATATAATCTATGAGATTACCAATAGCATCCTTAACTTTTCCAACAAAATTTTTGATTGGCTGATACATTTTATACCATATGGATTCTGTATCGTTATGCATTTTATCCCAAGTAGTTTTCAGGATACTGTATATAGATTCTGCAATTGATTTTACATTAGAAAAGAATTCTTTAAATTTATCAATCCAATTTTTGACATACCTAACGAATGATTCATCTAAATCAGTATATTTAACTATAAGATATCCAAGGACTGCAATAAGGGCTACTATACCTACTGTAGTCACAGAAATGGCTCCCAAAAATCCCATTATAGCCCCGATACCAGCAGAAATTACTCCACCGGATGCAAGAGAGCCCACGGTAGCCAAGAATATAGATACTGCAACAGCTATTCCGGTAATGACTGGAATTGCAATCATTACTGCACCAGCAAATTTTTTCACTGTTTCGGATTGGCTATCAAACCAATCAGCCATTGCCCATAATTTATCAAGTAATCCTTCAATCTCATCAGACCATGGAATTATTGCTGTATCATAGACATATCCAAGGACTCCACCAAATTCCGAGATATAAGAAGCAAAAAGAGGAGAAAGTTTTGCAAGAGTATAAAAAGAACCGATGACTGCACCAGTCATTTCCTTCCATTTTGCCCTCACGTTCATGAGGATTTCTCCCTGCTTTATCAAACCCTGATTCAGGTCTTTGTTCTTGTCTTCTACCTTATCTGTTTTGGCAGGTGTTCCGGAAGGTGCTCCAGTGGCTTCACCATTTCCGGTATTTATTGGTGGGGGAGCTTCACCACCTGAATCGCTTCCAAATCCAGGAATTTTACTTACGTATTTATTCATCATCCTGAAATACTTTTCGTATTTGGATGTGAGTTTTTCTACAGCATTGGCTTGTTTATTCTTTTCTTGAGCATTCTCACTGGAGTTTTTTAAATCTTCTTTAGAAAGAGAATTCAATTTTTTCAGTTCATCATTCAAATCTTCTAATGACATATTATCCTCCAGTGTTTACATCCTTGAGTTGTTCTGTCTGCTTCTTTATATCCTTATTTTGCTGATATCCAATAGTAGAATAAATATCTATTTCCTTACTGGACATGCGCTCGATTTCATCTACTCTAAAACCCATGGTAATTAAATTATATTGAATAATATAATGGGAGAATTCATTACGTTCTCCCTCCATAGCTTTTAGCAGTTTTTTGACTCTTCCTCGTCAAGTCCGCCCATATCATCTGCATCGGGGATTATTTGCTCTGTGAGGGCATTACCCATTTCATCAGAGAGCCTCATAATATCCATGGCATCGACACGGAAGAGTCCGTCAGTATCCACAAGGATTTTCAGGAGTATTTCTTTATTGTATTTTGCAATATCTATACCCATACCCTTTTTATTGGCAGACATACAATTGGATACAATACGCTGTTTTTCCATCCAGGAAATTTCTTTTACCTGAAATTCATACTCCTTTCCTCTAAAAAAGAAAGGTTTTTTCTTGACACGGGAATCTGCAAAAATCCCATTTTCCATTTTCTGAACATCTTCACTCATATTATCACTTACTTTGTTTTACTTTATTTATGCGAGTGCTACGTATGATGTTGCGTAATCGTTTTCGATTACTGCATAAGCATTCTTCATGATTATTTCTACAGGTACGACCACTTCATTGGAATCGGGCACGCTGTGTGGTGCTTTGCTAATATAACAGTTATTGGCTCCCCCGTCTAAGGTCTGCATATCAAGGGAAATATCGGAACTGATCTTTAAGGTGTCTCCGGAAGCCCTTTCGAAATACAGGGAGATATCAAAGTTAGTGCCATTGATGAGTTTATCATATATGGTCATATCATCGATTGCGATATCTGCTTTGAGGGAGAATTGCCTTCCGCCTTCCAGAAGTTCAGAAACCGAATTTACTGGTGCGGTCTTGAAGTATCTTTTTCCATCAATATTATTGGAAAGTGTCATTTCGAAGGATTGTAATCTACCAATTTCTGTTGACCAGAAGGTTATGGTGGACTGATAGAACCAGTATGGCTCGTCGTCAAGGGCAGTCACGTCCGGAGCATCGGAAGCATTGTCTTGGGTGACGTTCTGTCCCTGTACCGTAACCGAAGCTTTGAGCTCTCCGGAAGATTCGGCAGCAAGACTTAATTGATCAACTTTGAGTCCGGAATAAATCCGGTTATAATCATTACCGACTCCGGATGTAAGTCTGGAGACTACTGCTCCGAAACTTGGGAGTTCGTCCGCAGGTTTGATTGTGTGGGTATATGGATCAGCTGAACCTGACACAGAATCGGAACCAAATGCCAGTGCAATCATACGGGCATCCTGAATGGTGAATGGAATATTGCCGGATAGAGAAAATGGACCTTGAACCAAAGTCTCAATGTTCCTACTAGAGGCTACACCTATCTGTTTGAAATCCTTCCATTCGATTTCGGGGTCTGGAGGTTCATATCCTTTGAGGAGTCCAACCGGATAAGCTCCATCGGCAACTCCCCATGCTGTAGTTCCGGTTTTATAACCGAATGCATTTTCACATGGTGTTAGAGCAAGTCTATATTGCTCACTTCTGAATATACTCACTTTTAGTCTCCTATTAGTTTTTTACGTGCAACAAGTTTTATTTCAACAACATACCGCCATAATCCCACAGCCTTATTAGTGAGATTCATACGGTCAGTACCCTCAAGTTTATGCCATCCCGTGCCTGTCACATCCCTCCTCAAGGTAAGTAAGAGTCTGTCAAGTTCAGTATAAATTTGGTTTACATGATCCACACCATTCACTGTACGAATGTCTGCAGATACGGAACCTGCCCAATCTCTGGAATCCCACTGAACATCGCCTCTGGAAATGTGAAGTCCGGAACTCTCATAGAGCAGGATATATCCAGCACTACTTTTTACATTAATACGTTTGACTTCTTCAACCCTCTTGATTATGGGCTTTGGACAATTTTCTATATTCCAGTTGGTATTCAAAAAATCCAGAATGACTCCTACAATATCTATATCTGGTGAAGTCATTTAATCACCACGATTTAATTTCAACATGCCTATCCATTATTTTGTATGCCCTTTCTTCCCACATCTTGGCTTTATTTACAGGTGGGATGTTGGAAGTACCTTCGGGCAAGAGGACAGAATAGTCGTCCTGCTGTATCATATAACTTGCTGTAAGCAATGTGCAGGCTCTTTTGATATCTTTAGGCACGGAGTCCAGACCGTAGTCGTATGTCACTCGTATAGAATGTCGCATTCTCCACGGGTATCTGTTAGCAAAGTGGATAATTCCTCTGTCGTAGTCCACCCAATAATCTCCATATCGATCTTCGGTGTAATTCCCGATGAATTCTTCCCAATGAGAACCATCCCAGACTTCGAGCTTGACGAGTTGTTGAATATTGCGGTTCTTGAGGTAAATTCTTGCCCTGTCAGACCAATCTCCAAATCTTTCTCTCTGTGCAACAAATCCATGAAAGTTGTAATGTTCATTTTCCTTCCTCACAGTTCTCCATGCGTGGTGGGTGTAGAAATCAATCTCATCTTCGCTTTCTTCAATAAATTCTTCTACTGTACTGGTATCCGGAACAGTATCTACACCCACATCTATTCCTATAAATTTTGCTACATCCTGTGCCGTACAATAATCAGCCATTTTATTTCTCCGTCGCAGCGTCGATTATGGCAAAACCCTCTTCCTTGGTAATCACACCATCCCTGATAGATTCCTGGATTTCATCAATAATCTTTACCCTTGTAGATTTGGACTTTTCAGACCACCAATTATATGCGTGCTTACCAAAGGCTACTGCCCATCCACTTATAGCAACAGTTACCATTACAACGGTGTTTACATCAAAATTTATCATTTGAATATCCTCTTTAGAATTCCTTTGTTCTCTTCATGTGTCTGGAGATGTCCCTCTCTCCATTTTATATTTTCCCTTTCCATATCCTTGATGAGGGTTTTTATTTCCTGTAGTTCTTCTACCACTCTGGCGTAATCCCCATCAATCCGCTTTTCAAGAATTTTTTTCTCTTCTGCGGATTGTTCTTTTGCTTTCTTTATTTGATTACCAAGGAAAAGGACTCTTTCATCGGTTTTGGAATTATTGGTCTCCAGTTTGGAAGTCTTTTCTCTCATTTTCTTTACAAAATTCTCCATTTCTTCGTACATTTCATCCATCCTTTTATTAAAATTCTGGAGTTCACCTAGATGATTTCTGGTTTGATTGACGATCTCCTTTCTTATTTTATCGTTCTTTTCAAATTGACGTATCTTGTCGTCAAGTTTCTGAATCTTTTGTGTCGTAATGCCTGTGTGTTCTTTTATATCTTTAGCATTGGACTGACACATAAGGAGTATCTTTCCCTTAAATTTTTTGAGTTCGTAGTCAACCATGTTCTCACTCCACAGGTTCTCTGAATTGTATGTCAATACCATCAATTAAATCACTAGTACCCATATCAACATCTATTTTGGTACTGCTCTGAGTAATTGCTACTGTAACATTACCTTGAGTTATGCTACCTGTACCTGCATATTCAGTACCGTTGATTGTCAGTTTGATGTATTCATCAGCATCGAAGGGATGTGAATTGCGAAGTGAAAATGAACCTGCACTGTCGCATTGCAATTGACCATTATCTGTAAATGAGAACTCACCAGATGTTATAGACATGCTTGAGTATGGTACATTTGCTGTCCAGCCGTCACTTGTCGGATACTTGCTGGCATCGAATGTGTAGAGTGGTAGGGTTGCCAGTGAGTTGAATCTGGATTTGATTTGCGTAAGTGTAAGAGCACTGCTATCAAGAGCACCCTGCAATATCACTAAATTCCCATAATTACTTCCAACTTTACCAATTTCAACTGATGATGCCGTTACTGGAGTCTCAGTTGTAACAACTACGTGATTTATTTTGTCTTCGGTTATTGCACTATTTTCTTCCCCATTAATATATACGGTTGGATTTGCTATATTGTTTGCTCTGATCATACCACTCGATACATCTATATTTGCAGTTCCATTCAAATCAATCAAATATTCTGTATCAGAAGAACATTGTACAATAAGTTCAATTGTTTTAATATCTGTTTCTGTGTCACCAATTCCCAGATAGTTATTCGATCCATTCATCCTTAGTCCGTCTGTTAGGTATCCACCTGAACGAGTAGCCCCATAGATAGTAGCATGATTATTCCCCATTATATCACCAACTTAAATCCATGAGTGTACCATCGCTGTTCTTGGTACTCATATCAGTAGCAAACACGGTGTTGTCATCTACGTCAGGTTGCAGGCGGTGAGTGAAACTTCTTTCGGCAGGTCGGACACCGACAGCGTTTTTGGTTTCGTTGTAGAGTGCAAGGACTTCATCATCGGTGAATTTTACATTTTTATAATACGAAACATGATGTATAAAACCGTTATGCCAATATGTTGAATTTTGCCTTCTGCCTATATAAAAATCATTTTCATTTGGGTTTATATCACCTGTTATATTGATTGTATGTTTGTGTTTACCATCGAGATACAAATCCATTTCATTGTTACCAACACTTACTGTGAACGAAATTGTTTTATCTTTATAATTTCCGATTGGATACATACTTACGTATCCTTCATCAACAACTACATTGCCATCATTATCAAATAACTGGAAATACATGTCGTGTCCAGTAATACGTGATGCAATCCATAGCGTATTGTTTATATGTACAATAGTTTCAGCATGTTCCTTACTCATAAAATTAACAATCATGTGTATTGTAAATGTATCTGGAACGGTTGTTTTTCCACAGTTAACAAATCTTCCACTACTAAAATACGGTTTCAGTCCTCTTGCTGTCGGTTTCCATTCAATATCCGTAGGAACTCCATGATTTTCATTCCCGCTACTGTCGAGGAAGTTTAAGTTGAAATTCCATTCCCCAACGAGATATTCACGTAATTCTTCGAGTGAACGTGCCATTACGCAACAACTCCGTAATTAATTTTAATCATTATTATCATCTTCTCCCATATTTCCGTTTAGTCATTGTGTAAATGTAATCAACCTGTGTCGGTGTAAGTGGTTGGTTGTAAATTCTTACGTCATCAATCATACCATCGTAGTATAACGTACCATCCGAGTGTCCTAAATATATTGGACTGTCTCTAACTGTATTTGAACCAGTACTATTTTCGCCTACATTAACACCGTCAAGATAGAAGTAAAGATTTTCACCATTTCTGACAACGATTAATTGATGCCACATTCCGTCAGCAATGAATTCACCTGTGTCATGTGATACTCTCGATGTGTAAAACTCATCTAACCATGCAAAATTACCATTATAATTTGTTATCAGGAAATCTGCACTGATACCAGTCAACTGTCCAGTACCCAATATTACAGGGTCAGTGTATCGAAAACTGCCGCTTGTCTGTTGTGTTGTTTTAACCCAACATACAATAGTAAACCTGTTAGCCCCAGATAATACGTGTGGTAACTCTATGTAATCATCTGTACCATCGAAATTGTAAGCAGAATTAGGATGACCAAATCTATCATCAGTTAATGACGCACCGTAAACTGTACCGTGATTATCATTGCCACTAATGTCGTTTGCGTTACCGTTGCATTTAATGTGGGCATAAGGTGTTATTTTAGACATCCTTAATCACTCCAGTAGGAAGGTGCTACGCTGATACTTGTCAAATATTTCTTGTGGTGTTAATGCACGATTGTACATATCCAAAAACCGCATAGAACCCATGAAATTTAATTTATCTATGTCCGCACCCACTCTACCAATGTAGAATACTGTTGAGTCTATTAGCCAATCATTGTTGATTGTTTTCTCAATAAATAAATTGCCATTTTTGTATATACTACATAAGTTATTTTTTACAGTTATTGCTATTTCAATTTCAGAAATCGGATATGATTCTGACACTGGTATATATTCATCACAACATCTAACATACATATCTTCATACCGTATATACAATGCAATTTCATTAAAAGAATCTGGAACACTATTAGTCATATTCTTACGTAAATCAAATATTACGCAATTGTAATCATGTTGACCACGTGGCTGTTCAATTGGGTTTATTTTTGTTATAATTGAAAATTCAGATACTATTCTTTTTCCAACAACCGATTCTCCCGATATAGTAGTTATTTCACTACTACTCCCATTAAACTCAAACCCATCATCACTTAATCCAACATCATTGAATGTCATCGGGAACTGCTGTCGATATCCATAGTCTGAATCTAATCTAAAACAACAACTTTCACTTGGAAGCGTAAGACGAGGCATAGGCTATCATACCTCATCTGTTGTCATTGCGTTTTTCCATTCAGTTACAGTTCCATACACTTCGATTTTCATTTGTTTGATGTCGTCAAATGTGAAATAGTCACCAGTGATTTCAGCAGCCATTTCAGTAACAGTAGCACCATTTCTTGCCATACTATCGGCTTTACTACTCATATCTTTGGCTTCTTTAACAACTTTTTTGAATGTTCCCTGAACTTCATTACCACCAATATCAGGGTCAATTTTACTGTTTACAAATTCCACGCATGAATGCAAATCTTTAATATCGCCAGAATTTACACCTTCTGCTATGATTACACCTAAATCAATTCCAGAAATGTCTGGTTGTTCAGTTTTTGGTACAGGTTTTATTATATCAAGTGTCATTACAGAGCACCTCCAAGGATATCAACTGTAAATGTACCATCTGTAACAGAACTCAAATCTACTGCAAGGTCTTTGAGAGTGATATCTGCTGGAAGTTTGAGTATATAAGAACCAGTAGTACATACTTTTGATGTATTTATTGAATCATCAGCAGTGTCAATGAAAGGTACATTAATTGCTATTCCAGCACTGTTCTTGGTCTTCAATGTAATTGTTCCACCAGTTGTACCGGATGTAACATTCACAATCACTGTAAGTCTCTGCTTATCAAGAACAGTTGTATATGTAGATGTTTGGGCAGTAGTTACTGCATTCAGAGGTGTCTCATCAAGTGGCTGCTGATCAAGTGGAGCATTTTCTACAACATTTAAACTATTGATGGCTGTGTTGTATGCTTCTCCTATCCCTATTCCTTCCCCAAATACAAGGGTAAGGGTTACTGTAGCATTACCAGCCTGTGTTTGCATTACAGATGATATATTTTGGGGGTCTTGGGTGTTTATCCAAGCCTCCGCAGTTCCGTCTTTGAGTTCTTCGTGTGTAAAAATTTCAGATACCAGTGATATAGTCATTGCTATCAGTTCTCCATATTAGTTTCTAAAAAAAGAAAGATTGTGGTATAACAGAATCGCATTAGTCAGTTACCAAATGCGATCCACATACCATCTTCATCGTCTGCAGTAACAACAGTTACAGCAGAACCATCTACAGGCAGGATTTCATTTACTACAGGTGCAGTTGCAATTGCGGACGCTCCTGTGGGCTGAAGTATAAGCATTTCACAAAGTCCGAGTCCGGTGTTTATATCTCCACCAGTATCTCCGAGAGCATTGGTATAAGTGCCTCTGGTGTATTTTTTATCTCCAAATACACCTCTGTCTGTTACCTCATATGCAAAAGCCATCTGTCATCACTCCTTTTTAGCCTTCGTTGAGCTTTTTGTTTTGCTCGCTTTGGTCTTTCGGGCTGTACTGGAACGTCTGGTCTGAGCACTCTTCTTCGTGTCTTCCTTGGTATCTTCTTTAGAAATTGGAGCAGGTTCTTCCTTTTTCTCAATAAGTGTTACCTTGAAATGATTTTTAGTCTTGTAATAATCGACATCACGAGAATCGTACAGTTTCGCAGGGACATTCTTACCTGCAAATTTATGGACATTTCCGGTTATTGGGTTCTTATGTGTTAACCCATCCAGAGTGCCCATATATTTTACAGTCGCTATTGGATCGTTCATCTAAATCCTCCAAAAAGGATTGATGGGGATGCAATTACTGCAAATCCCTGATCTTACCCTGTACGCCAAACCACTGGCAGGTTGCTTCACCCATTGTACGGTAAAGTCCTTCCTGACCAAGACGGTTAATTCCGAAGGGGTCTCCAGAAAGGATACCGGACTCGAAATACTGGGTTGGTTTTGCAATTCTCATTTCCAGATAGTCGGTATCGAGGAAGAACATCCTTGAAAGGGTATCCTGACACATGTCTTTGGATGGTATGAATGGAACACCATTGTATGTTGCAACAACGAATCCTGCATCTACACCATCTACACCTTTAATACCGTTTACGGAAGGTGTTACTCTCTTGGTGTCCATGAATCTCTGCTGTGCCTGCAAGAGCTGTTGGGTTGCCATGAGGGAGTCATATCCGGTCATAATGACCTTTGGATTTCCACCAGCAGTCCACAGGTTGGTGAACATACTATCAATGAGGGACAAGGACAAGGAACGGTCTGTACCAGAGTTGTGGCTGACCTGTGCATCGTAGTCAGTTGTGGAATCCCTATCAAGGCTGAATACATCGAACCAACCATTATAGGTTCCACCAAATGCGTCTTCTTCTGCATCACTGGACACTATACGGTCAAGGGATTCGATATTGTACATGTCGGCTGCAGCACGGTCTCCACTGGCTGCTGCGGCTTCAGCAGAAGCATCTTTCAGGAGCATCTTATTGATCTGTTCTGCATGTTCCTTTGCCATGTGTTCACGCAGAACTCCCATGACATCTCCAAGGGAATCGTCCACTGTACCCATGTACTGCATGACTTCGGAACTGTCGAAGGTGTGTGCAACGGTCTTGGGTTTGGTAGCAACCTCTTTGAAGGTGGGTTTTGTGGTATCTGGAAGTGCAGCATTTTCAGCAACTCCACCGCTTCCAGAAGTTCCGAGAGCACGGGTTGTGATAAGCCTCCAACCGGACTGTTTCCAAGGAGTCTTGTTCAACATACCAAATGCATTGGCTTCAAGATTCAGGTTTACCCAAACCTTTGCACCATAAATCTGGTTGTAAATACCAGAGGTGGAAGTAAGCATTGGCGCATCGCTTTTCTGCATGTACTGCTTGGAGAAGAGGTCTCCATAGTAGAGGGATTCAAGGTCTCCAATTGTCTGTATTGAGTTTCTGTACGTCATGTTTATTCTCCTCCAAAGAGGGTGTTGAGATCATCAAATGATTTGTTGGCAAGTGCCTTGTGCATGTCGAAACCACCTTCATCGGATTTCATAAGGACATCCTTTATGGTTGATGCATCATTGTCCATGAATGGCTGGTCTGACTGTGCTGCAGGTCTGGGTGTTTCTGTATATCCAGCTTTCTGCAGTTCATTCTGAACAACGGAAGCAAGCTCTTCTGATTTGTTCATGGTCTTGGATTTGCCCTGCTGAATCTGATGATCGTCAGTTGCGTGGGTAGTATCGTTTGTCTGTTCGGCTTCTGGAAGCGTTACCTTCTTTGGGGTTTCGGCTTTTTCTGTCTCTCCAGATTCGATCTCTGGCTGTCCGGAGGTACCTTCGAGCTTGGTTATCCTGCCCTCAATACTTTCAAGTTTCTTGAGTATCTGATTCATCGGGGAATCGGATTCTTCTGCTGGGGGTGTCACTGGTACTTCATCTCCTGCTTTTTCAGATTCCGGATCATCGGGGTGTGGACCACGTTCACGCAATCCATCATTCTTGGGCGCTTTCAAACCATGATAACCCATTCGGTTTCCGGCTTTTTGAATGTAATCGTAGTCTGCTACTACTGGTTCCCACGAAACTGTCCCATCGGACTTTTCCATAGGTACCAAAATTTCAACGGTATCCACTGTCATGTTTTGTTCTCCTTTATTAGCGTAACGAATTGCACGTTTAGTTGCCTTACTAGATTCACTATGTCCGTCAGACATCATATATTCCGGAATGTCGTCCTTTCCAATATTCTGCTTGGGATCATTAGCAGCTTCGGCTACATTACGTGCGTCTTTTATTTCTGTTGAACTCAATTTACGCCTGTTCCTTCTATCGGGTTTTACCCTTTCAGAATGCTTGGCATCTCGATCATATTGAAGAGGTCTGTCCGAATCAGGATTCATTTCACGATTACCCATTGCCTTTTCTTTCTCTTTCAATGGACAATCTGCTTCTTCACCTTCTGCGAGATCAACATCCTCTTCGAGGTATGCTTTTTCTTCTTCAGGACTTTCCTTTTCGGCTTTCTGTAAAAGTTCTACTTCCATATATTCGATATTTCCTTTTGAGTTCAACACTGGCATCATGGCATCTGCCAATTTATCACCTTTTGCTAATTTATTGAATTTGTCTATAGTCGATTCTTTGTTAGCAGGCTTGGGAACTATTGACCATTCCCAAATTTCCATGTCGTCTATATGGTTGAAACAGCCCTGTTCTGCATTGCATACTACGTGCTTGTCCAAACCCCTGCCCCCAAATGAAAATCCAGTATAATGCCCTTCCTTTATAGCATCCCAAATCATATCATCGATTGAATAATCATCAAAGATTTGAGCCTGTAACCAGACAGCATTTTTCCCATTTTTTTCTTTGGGTTCCCAATGGAGAATTTTACCTACATGGCGGTTGGTATGTGTATCGACAAGCACACCGCCCCTGTTCATGTAGGTATCCATTAAGCGCAAAACAACATCGATGGGTACGTAGTCGCCCTGATTATCGACAATCTCTACGGTACCATAGCCACTAACAGTTCTAGTATTTTCATCGACATTGAGCATTTAATAATTATGTGAACATTTACAAATCACAGCTATCAGAATTTAACATTGAAAAAAGAAAAGATTTAAATACCGTTCCTTCCTATTGGAAGTCCAAAACGGTTTACTTTTTTACCAGCACGATTATATCCCATGGGTTTATCTTCATACCATTCTTCGGATAATTCGTGACGGGGTTTGACATCCTTGTTATATAGTGGACTGTTCTTGAAGATACGGTTCCAGTCCTTCTTAGGAAGGAAATCTCCCATATTTTTGCAACCCAGAGCCATTTCTGGAAAATTTTTTATACAATCATTGCAGGTACCAAGCCCACGCTCACCCAGACAACCCTTTTGTCTTTTGAAATAAGTCTTTTTCTGTCCTACCGTATGTTGTTCTGCGCTCATTTTTTCAACCCGTAATATTCAGCTATTGCATCATTAATATATTGTCGGAAAACCCGCTCGCCTGAAGCCACTGCAGGTCTGAAACATGGTTTTGGATATAATCCTCGCTTAAATATGCTTTTACTAATTAAGAAGGCAAGACGTTTGGAATTTATAAGTCTGCCATTGGCATCATATGCATAAACACCTTTAGCCTCAATCCATTGCCTGATTTTATCTGGTGGTGGAAAGAAAGGATCATGGGGGTCTGGTTCATGACTGACACCAGCACCCCATTCATGATATTTGAGATACGGAGCCGTATCATCGGAAAAGATTTTATATTTGAAATCATTTATCTTTCTGAATCGGATGGAGTGATATGCTGTACCACTCACTTCCAGTCCGAAATTATGGACGTTCTCTCTCCACTGATCCCTGATAAATCTGGCAATTTCACGAATACCTATCTTTATGGCTTCTTTCATCTTCTTTGGAAATGCATCGATATATTTCTCGTCAATTTCCAAGATGTACTTGAGCTCTACGTCCTGCCAGCTCATATCCTTGTCCTTGTGAATTAATCTATACGTTCAATACCCAAAGTACCCACAATCATTCTGTTCATGTTGGGCTTCTGGGTACGTACACCGAGATTGCGATCATTTCCACCAATTACATTTCCGGTCTCCCTGCCAGCATTGGGGTCTTCCTTTCCTTCCCTTGATGGGTTTTGAATCGGAAGAGGTGCTATCGGGGCTTGTGTATAATCCGGTCCGGTAAATGGTTTTCCATTACTTCTCATGCCTGCATCTGTACATAGTTGCATTTTTAATCCTCTCTTACTTGTATTTGTGGTGGTCTGTTATATTTGACGAGCACCCCATCAATAAGGTTGTCCTTATTCCATGTGTGCCCTTTGAAGTTGATTCCTTTCTTAACATCTCTTTCGAGACTCTTCTTTATAACTTTATCTCTTCCGTGAACAGAGAATTCACCATAATCATCTTGTGCAATTATAGCAACATCCTCGTATTCACCTGAATTTCCTACCATTGAAATTACTGCTATTCTACCCATTTTATTACCTCATTTATAAGGATAAGGATTATTTAGTATTGGGCTTCCAGCCCTGTATCTTGTGCGGTTCATCATCTGCATCTTCCATGAAGAGGGTGTTTGCAGAGCGCTTGCCTTTGTCAGAGATAGGTCTGGGAGCTTCTTTTGTCGTCCGCTTTGCGTTTTCAAAAGCTTCTACGACGCTTTGGTCGGACTCTTTTTT